TGTTATGCTTTAAAAGGACGTTATAATTTCCGCAATGTTAGACTGGCGCTAGCCAGAAGGCTCGAGTCACTACAGCATCCGCAATGGGTCCTGGCCATGACTGTGCTCATTAAAGGTGAACCATGGTTCCGCTGGCATGACTCAGGCGACATCCAGAGCTCATGGCACCTAAAACAAATTTTTGAAGTCTGTAACAGGACGCCGGAGACCAGTCACTGGCTACCAACGCGTGAAGTCAAATTTTTGCCATTAAATCATGACAGTATTCCGAAAAATTTAATTATTCGTGTGTCCTCACATCGAATCGACCAGGCGCCAGTAAAATTTTGGCCCTGGACGTCAACAGTTAGTACTGGCAGCTTCTCATGTCCTGCTTCAAAACAGGGCAACGAGTGTAAAAGCTGTCGGAACTGTTGGGACCGGAAGGTAGACAATGTCTCATACCCTAAACACTAGCCATGAAGAGCCCGGTTACTTGTTCACCGTCTCAAGGGGCAAGCCTCAAGCTACAAGCCGCAAGCCTCAAGCGTCTCAATTACTGATTTAAGCCCCAAGCTACAAGCTTCAAGCCTAAAGCCACAAGCAACAAGCTCCTTGATTTGTGTTCCTTGAAAAAGTTTTAGGTCGCTCTGACCGAGCGACTTTACTAAGATGAAAGTATTCTTCGGATGACGAATATGAAATGCAATTTGATGAGGCGAAAACTTAATTTTGTTGGCTGATGTTGCTTTTAATTCAACAGTGAAAAAGTGCCCAGAAGTATTGTAGCCCAATAGATCAGGAGTACCAAGTAAGCTAGTATTTTCCAGCCTTGTCCATTTAATTTGAGGTGTATTTCTTTTAAGCTCATACCATAATTTTCTTTCTGGACCCATGGTCTATTTTAAGCCAACAGCTACATTATATAATGAGCTTTGGTTTACCCATTGGAGCAACTTCTTCATGTGTAGAAATAACTATTCTGTGGGTTTCACGCGAACCAAAAATTTTATTTTCAACGAGGTCTACACCCATTACATCGTAATGTCTACCATCAGGTGTACGAACTTGCACTCTAGCATCCTGTGCGACACCGCTGCCTTTTTTAGGTCCAACGAATCGGTCAAACAGCATAATTAAATCTCTACCTCTCAACATTACAGACCTGCCTTACGCACTCGTTCAACCTGGTCTTCCACTTGTTTAGCTATTTTTTTATTGTCCTCTTCAACTTCAGTTAGTCTTTCCTGCAGTTTACCATTCATTTTACGATGAGACTCTTCTATCTCTGTAAGCTCTGCAATCCTCAAAAACAAATCATTATTTTCTTCCTTCACTCTATCCAACTCCTCTTGCAATAAATCTCTCTTCAAAGCGCCCGTTACACAAACACCTTTATTTTTATTAATAGCCTCCTCTACAGTTTGAACTAAACCCTTCTGTGTATCTGTTAGAGGAATACTGTCGGCTTCTTCCTGTCTGTCTGCATCTCTATACTTTTCCAACTCCCTATATGTTTTATCAGGAAATCGTCTAGCTAAATCAAAAATGGTTTCACCTTTCTTTTGTAAGTCTTTTATTTCATCCATCTGTCTGTCTACCTTTTTATGTAGTATTTCATTACGTTGTTTCCATATATCTATGTCTTTATCCATGTTGACTTTTTACAATTGTTGGCTTAAAAAGTCAAGTATGGGAGTTCCATCAAGATTAACAGAAATGCAACGTAAATTCGCAGAACTACTTATTCTGTATGAAGGACGTAAATTTGATTATGAATGTGCTATTGAAGCAGGCTATGAACCCAACAATGCACGTCCAATGGCATCACGTCTACAAAATCCAGAATACTTTCCTCTGGTCGTTAAACACATTGGAGAACTCAGGGAAGAACAACGAAATCGTTATAAAGTAAATTATGGCAGACATGTGACAGAACTGGCACGTATCAGAGATTCAGCACTCAAACATAGATCATTCTCAGCTGCAGCTAACGCTGAGCATATGAGAGGAAAAGCGGGTGGACTCTATGTAGAACAAAAACATATTCTACATGGCACACTCGATGATGATAAGACCGAGGATGAAATGAATAAAGAACTTGCCGAACTCTTAAAGAGTAATCGTAAGATTATTAATATAACACCTGAAGAAGTTATAGATGTAGAAAGTACCAATGAATCAAAACCAGCACCGAAACTAGCAGTAACGAAACAAACACAATCCGATCAGGATTCCACATCTTAGTCTTCGGTAGATTCTTCTAATTCTTCAATAGCTTCGTCTAAGTCTTCAAGAAGAGTTTCTTCTTTAGCTTCCAATTTATCTATGGCAGCTTTAATTTTCTTAATTTTTTGAACTGCTTTGTTCATAACTATTTCCTTTTCTTTTTAGTTTTCTTTTTCTTTTTAAGTTTTTTCTTCTTTTTCTTTTTAGGCATTAAATCCTCCTTCCATATGTTATACTTCTCTTCACTCAACCAGTCAACACTCACTTAAGTTTAACCATCTTCTTAACACACGCAAGAGGAATCATAGTTCTATCCCCAAACGTCATTTCATTTGTGTCATGATCAATATCATAAGATGCAAACATTTTAATGGTATACCTATCTTTACTAAACAACCACCCTTCATTAACTGGGAAAGCTAATTTCATTCGATGAAATTCTTTATCAGTAGCCCACCCTGAATCAGATAAAATATCCATCCACTCAATCCGATACTTTAAATACGGGATTTCGTTGGGCTGCGTAGGTTCTACTAGTTTTCTTTTTCTTCTCGGTTTTCTTTTTTTGGGTTTTTTGTCTGCCATAGTAATAATCCGGGTTGTGTATTTTATTAAACTCATTCATCCATTCAGAATGACCTTCAAATCTTCTATTACGACCTACCATATAATACACCTATAGAACCTTCTAGACTTTTTTCAACATTTTGAAACGATTCATGCGCGTGAGCCCCTATTCAAGTGTATTATGTGGGATCACACCCACGTGATATAAGAATTGTGCATATTTTGGTAGCCTGTAACAGTTCTAGAGACATCACGTAGATCACGTGAAAAAAATAATCGTTTTCACACATGATGCAATATCTGGGAAGCTCTATATACGTGATTTACGTGATGAGCCGCATAAAACCTCACTTTTGATTTTCTTCTTCTATCAATTGGAGCGTCATAATTTCATTTTGCATGTCTGAAATGGCTTTTAGCTGTCCTGAAATCACTTTATAGAGTGCATCTAGTTCCTTGTCGCTGGCTCCTTCCTTCGTGTCAGCCTGCAAAAGAACCTTAAGCCTTTTTTCTGCCACAAATAAGCCACGAATTCGCCACGATATAAATCGTTTAACGATGTTGTTCTTCATAGTATTGATCTAACCTCCTTAAAAAGTTGTGTTGATGTTTTACAAATTCCTTGCCACGAATGACAAACTTCTGGAAATAACAATCTGGCGTGCACATCAAAATAACACCCTGATCGATCTTGGTTCCATAAACATAATTATGAGCCATGGCATAGGCTCCTAACTGCATGAAATAGTCATCAATCCACTCTCTACGCTTTGGCTTGTTGGACTGTTTAAAATCAATAATACTTTCCGAATAATCATAGATTCCGACCAAGTCGGTTGCTCCTGCGTAGAGTCCAGGGTAATGAACCACCACCTCAGATCCCCACACTTCCGTCAGGTCATCAAATCCTTTTTCAATAATTTTTTTAGCCATGGGCTCGGCCACTTGTCCCACGTTCGTTAAATCTTTATAGCCATTACAATCAGGATCCAAATGTTTCTGTAAATAAAAATGCATGGCGGTTCCTCTTTTCCCTGCCAGCTCCTTGATCCTGGTCGCTTCATCCTCGCCTTTCAAAGCAATCCAACGATCTAAGCTCTTGCGTTTGGATTCAGGTTGCGTTGCGTTTAAAACCGTCGTTACACTCGGCAGAAGCATCTTGGTAATATCATATTCCCCCTTAATACTACGCTGCGAGTTAGGATACTCAAATTGTTTATTCCAAATGATCATTAAATTTTCCTTTCCATCCATACGTTCCATAGTGTCCTGTCTTGGATGCCACATTGGCATAGATTCTGAATTCATTTCTCCGCACGAGATCACAAAAAGAGAGATCCTCTCCTTTCCATTCTCCTGTCTCGAGACTAAACGTCGTGTCCCAAAAATTATACATTAAATTTTTTACCGGGTCCTCTTTCGTGGGTCCCCCTATAATTTCTTCATTCATCGGCCTGCGACTCTCTTCAGGAAAATTAACCTTTAACTCAGGATGATTCTTCATGAGCGTTTCAAAGACCAGCCGACTGATCAACATAATGCCAGCCGGTCCTTGTTCGATTTCCATCAGGTCTCCAGGTAAAAGTTTAACATCATTACGATTCTTAAAAGTAATCGAGTACTTGCTTTTGGTTGGATCTTCCACCGTCTTTAAACGATACGGAGTACAGATCACATCCTTTTGGGTAATGAGCATACGGTAGATAGCTTCGGGATCAAACTCCACATCGGCATCCACAAATAATAAATAATCATACCCACTATGTAAAAATCCACAGGTGACCAGATTTCTGGCATGCGTCACCAACGGTGACTGGATGGTATGAAATTGAGCCTTGACGCCTGTCCCTTTAAACTGGTCGAAGAGTCTTAACAAAGACACCACCGTTTGTCGTTGAATGGCGCCATAACAAGGCATCCCTACATAAACACTAGGCTTTTTCATTATAAACCCTTAAAAAATTTTTCCAATCATTTGGCGTTGAATCATGTTTGCGGTCATTACACGCCGAGCAAGAAAAAATAATATTTCCTGGAAGATAGGTAAACTCGGCATCCATTCGGTCTACAGTAAAATTCGTCGGATGTTGGGAGCCTCGTTTGTTTCTTTTAGAGACCCCGGGTTGTTTCTTGCGTGTTAGATAGGTCCAAGGCTGATGACAATAACGACAAAGGCGTCCATCACTTTTAGGATAAAGACATTTCATAAATTCAACATGCAAAAATAAAGCTTCCCAAATCTTTTGTTTTGTCATCTGAGGTAGCCAACGTTTCTTACGATGTTTTCCTTTCGAAGGTTTAAAGATATCTCCAATCTTATTAATAATAAAACCACGTTCTGAATTGTTATATTTAAAATCTGATTCCGCCACTCGTTCAGGATAGCGTTGTCTCCAACTTATTCGCAATACCATCCTCCTACTTCTATGTTGGCATCTTTAAGGATCCAAGCTTGATCAGGTCCAGCGTCATGATAGACAGCGAGCTGTTGTAGAATGGCATAACCCTGACTAAAACAGTCGGGATTAATATCTTTCATGGTAGGAAAGGTAAGTAGAGCTCCGGTCGCTAGAATTATTATAACTTTCATTAATGAGGTTTCCTAGGTTTATTAAAATAAGGGTCCACCTCGGTTTCCAAAATAGTTGAGACCATCATTTCATATTCTTCAGGACTTAAAGTGCTTTTATATAAACGCATCGCAATAGCAATATAGGTAGCAGCTACCATCTGAATAGGGAATTCATCGGTATAAGTCATCGCATCTTTAAAGATACGATTATAAATCTCTTGAAGATCTTTATCTTTCGGCGCCATTTTTAAAGCTAATAGTATTTTTAGAATTAAGTGTGTCATTGTCTCGGTAACCATTTTCTTTGGCCCATATCTCATGATAATTATAAATACTTTTTCTCTTAAGTTTATTGTATTTTCTCATATATTCTCTTTTTTGTTCTTTATTTTCTTCGAGGCTATAATATCTTCTATTTGCTTCTCTTCTATTTATTTTATCTTGTTCCGTTCTCATACATTGTAAAAAGTATAACGTAACGTTAACTCTTCTCCAGCGTCAATATCTCTAATGGTAATAAGATTCCATTTCTTTTTAAAAGTTTCATCCTTATAACCATTAGGATGCAGTTCAGCCTTCACACAATTCGGTTCACTGGCATGATTAATAAATCCACCCAGAGGAGTTCTAATAATTGTATTATCAATTTTAATATGCGTGGTACCTAGGTTAGTTCCATGATCAATAGGTTCTTTTGTAAAGAGTCCTAAGCCATTGACTTTACTTTGTTTGATAGTGAGTGAATTAGGTAAAGGTTTATACATCAGTTATGTGGGCACCTCGTCTTTTTCCATTTTCGATATCCTCTAATCCATTCTTCAGGATCTCTTTCTTTCCAACGTTTATCCCAGGCCCAGTTATGAAGGGCGCCGGAATTAATTTCAATAAATCTTAAAATATTATCTTTTAAGTTCCTGAAAATGTAAAACTGTTTTATCATATATATGTCTCTTTATATCCTTCTCGGTTG